CTCCAGCTGTAATATAACCACTATCGTTTGTTAATTGACTGGTTGCGGTCGGCATAATACTATCAGCGTAAGCTTTTGCATTAGCCTCTGCCTGATCTGCTTTTATCTGAGCTCCGGAAGGGGTTTCTGCTCCAATCTGGCTGACAGTAACATTATGCGGGTTGTTAGTATTTCCTGTATGTTCATCAAGAGCAGACTGGGTTACATATATTTCAGAACCCAAGGTTGCTGAAATATTAGAAGCATTTCCTACAATGGTTACTATGTTAATATACTTCTCTAAAACATCTGCTCCACCGCCAGCTGGTATATATTCTGCATTGGCTCCTGCATTACCATAGCAATAAAGGATTTCTCCCTCATCTGGATCCTGGGCGAAAACTCCGAGTTCACGCCAATAGAATCCCGTAATAATATCAGAATTACTAAGAAAACTTTTTAAACTTGCTTTTCCTTCAGGTTGAGTTTTTAATTCAAGGATGCTAAGTTCTTTCTTGGAGCTAATTAAATCATTTAGTTCAAGAATACTTTGCCCACTTAATTCACCGTTTCCAACCTTAACCTTCGTAAAAATTAGTTGAATGCCAGTTTGAGCTTTTGTTTGCAAAGCTCGCCCTTTATTTGTGAGAATTAAACCTCCAAATGCACTCATTTACACCACCTGCCTTACTTCGTAATACTCCCCAACATGTACGACACCAGCTAAATATAACCCCATCTCATCAGTAAGAGTTATTTCTACAGCCTCTAGAACTGAACGAATATTTTTTACAGACTCTACTGCTCTCTCAAATCTTTCAACATCGGTAGTAGTCGCTGACCCATTATTAGTGAGCACTTTAAAATGATAAGGCTCTCCACCATATTCAAACCATTCCTGAACCTGGCCATCCCCAAAGATAGTGATAACTAAATCTTCCACTGCTTTCGGAGTACCCTTTTTCTTGTGGAATTTAACTGAATTCTTTATGAGTTCCTTTTTCTGTTCTACTGGTAAGTCCGGTTCGTAAAAATCTACATGGTATTCCCAGGCTAGAAGGTCCAGCACTTTTTCCGATAGTTCATCAATGCGGGAAATAATTAAGCACTGGTCTACTGCCAGCGTTACAGCTTGCAGTTCAGCGTCCAGTGCTTCAGCTGATGCTTTTACTTTTTCATCCTTTGCCAAGTTTGTTGGTAACAGGTTGACTAAACTTATCTCTCTAATATTATTCATCTTCCAGCCCTCCGTAGGTAACTGTAATGGTATTGGCTACAGCAACTTGGTCTTTTGTAATTGCGGTATAAATTGGCACAATAATTTCAACACGTTTTGCACCTGCATTTATTATTCTAGCTGTTAACTTGGAAGGATTAACGTCTCTGCCTAACTTAGATTTCTGCCAGGTTACATATTCATCAATGGCCTCGTTAACTGCTTCCTGAATACTGGCAGCTATAGCAGAATTACTGCTATCAATATAATAGGTAAGGGTTATATCGTAATTTACCACTGTTGGGGCAAGCACTGTCACCAGATCCGTGAGCGGTCGGATATTACGGTCATTACAAACTGCATCTACTGTATCTAGGATTTCCTGAGAAGGGATCTCCCCACCCTCCAACAGCGGCCTGATTTCTACCTGCCCAGGAGAGGGTGAACTTACCGATACATCAATAATTGACTGGTGAGCTGTCCGAGCCCAATAATCATAGGCACCATATGGTCCAGCTACAGAATACCTTTCCGGAGCTTTACGGATCCTTTCTCTATAGCTATCATCATCTTCTGTATCGATACCTCCTGAACTGGTTGTTATATTTTCTACTTTCGTTACCCAGGGCAATGGATCCACCAATCTATTTATCTGGCCAGGCTCCCAATCGTTCCCTATAGTACCGGCAGTAGTACACTCGGCTGTTATATCCACTTGTGTGGTTCCGGAAGGAACGTCTACGACATCAGTTGTAGCAAAAAATATTTTCCCATCTGGAGTTACCCGAGTTCCCTTGGGTATGGTAACCGTTTGAGGTTGACTGGCTATTGTGAAACGAATAATAGTTTGTGCAGCCTGGGCCGGCATTCTATCAGTGTTTAATCTTACACCAATGTGATCCAGGAAATCTCCTGACGCATAAGCCAGAAGGTTCTGTTTTGCAGAGTAGTCAATAAGTACTCTTTGCTGGGCAATAATAGAAACAATAGCCTGGAGAAACAACCGGACCGGGTCACCTGGTGCCAATTTGCGGCCTGAAATAGCTTCATATGTAGTAATTATATCTGTTTGAATTTTGCTAATATCCTTACTTGCAAACTCTACATCAGGAAGATTGTTCAGAATGCTCAATTACTACCACCACCTTGGGTATTAACTTACCATTAAGTCCATCTGTCTCATATGATATTTTTTTAACTTTTGCCCTTGGTTCATATTTATTTATTTGTTGAATTATCTCTGTTGATAGCTTTGCCTGTGCTACAGGTAAGGGTTCATCTAACCAGGTTGTACTCAAACCGAATTCTCGATCTAATGGTACTGAATACTTGGATGTAGTTAAAATAGTTCGTATATTTTGGAGAATTTCTAGTGTTTCATTTTTTGGAGTAAAATCTATTTCTTCTAAAGTCGTCGCTAATACTTCATACTCCATCAAACCACCTCCTGCGGATACTCACTTAATGTAAGCTCAACTTCTGCTACTAATAAACGTCCACGATTATCTATGTGAAGCCAAGTTTCATTCATACTTTCAATTACCCAAGTGCTGCCAATAGTTAATGGCCGACCGTTAAGAATAAGAGGGAAATCCATTCCCTCATCTCTCATGATCCGCAAAACCGCTAAGTCATTTGCCGGATTAATTCCTAAAGCCACATCTAGACGGATTGTAAAACTTATTTGTTCAACTCCTGGGCCAAGAAATTCTCTAACTGGTTTACGACCCATAAGCTCATGAGTGGCCCAGCGCACGCTCCCACTACGTTGAAAATTATCAAAAGTACGTATTCTATTTGTTGAAGTTTCAAAAACAATCGGCCCAAAACTTCCAATCATGGTTTCTCCCCCTATTGTGGCTTTTCTGTAATGCCACCAGTTTCCAGATGAACATGATTTTTTAAGCTAATACCGTCAGCTATTACATCTCCAACCACATTAATACCGCTGCTAGCCACAATGTTAACTGAACCTACAGCATTAATGCTTAAAGTATGCGACCCTCTATCATATTCAATCTTTGTCCCATCTTCAAACTGCACCAACCTTTTATCAGGATTACTTACAGGAGGCTTATTATCACCAGCATAAATAGACCCTAAAACAAAACCCGAAGCATTACCAGTAGGCAAAAAAATACAGACCACACTTTCACCTACATCCGGCAAACAGTATTCCTTATTGTTTAATGTTTGCTGTTGGAGCACCGGTAGGTCGTAGGATACAACACCCTGAGCTTCAAAAGCAACTCTTACTGTAGCTTTTTCCGGGTTAACCGCAGATACTCGGCCAACTCTAATTAGGTTTTTAGTTATATTATCCATCAGTACCCCTCCAGCACTCTATACAACTCTAGTTTAGTTGTATAGTCACTACCACCCTCATGGGTAGCCTGTTCTACAAAATATTTCCCATCAAATGCACCCCAGCCTTGCAACATAACAGTTACCCCACAAACTAAAGTTATATTCCCTACCATGCTTAAGCTGAATCTTATCTCTTCTTTGTTCTTCTGCCTTAAACGTTTCTTGGCCAACCGCTCTGCTTCGGCAATACTGCTTACTCGCTCATTGATTATTAAAGTTTTACCTTTTGGTTTATCGGGGGCCTCAAAAGTATAAACAATTGGATCTAAATATTGGTTGCTCTGATACATTACTTTAGCCGCTGAATATACATCCCTAGTTGATGAGATAACAGAATAAGAAAGAACCGCTGATGCGCCTTTAACAATTGTCATCACCGGTTCCATTTGTTCATACTTAATATCATCGAAGATTATGATTTTTTCACCCGTAACTTTTAGAGATAACCCAGCATCTTCACAAAGTTTAAGTAAAAAAGATAAATCTGATTCTTCCGTTTGTTCTATCCGATCATAGCTCGGGTTATCATCAGTTTCGTAAAGTAATGTTAGCCCGGCAGCATCAGCAATATCCTTAGCAATAACTAAAAGCCTTGTTTCTTCCCAAGCTCTACTTTTATCTTCGCCTCTCAAAGAAGATGCTACAGGAACTGAGACAGCTTTTATGTTTACTACCTCTGGTGGACCTGAACACTCAATTTCGTCTATCTCAAATAATCCCAAAGGCAAGGCTTGAGTTGTACCCTGTCTATCCCAGTCAAAAACTAAAATTGCCGCTTGAAGGGTAGCTCCTTTTTCCGGCAACCAATCCCCCTTCCACAAGCTTGCTCTATCTTCCAAAGTAATCTGCAGATCATCGGCTTTGGCACCTGAGTTATCTGTATAAGAAAACCCTATTAGATAAGGTTCCAAATAAGCTGATATATCTTGGTTATTATAGATAAGTGAAAGTTTAGTTTTACGCCCATAAGCCAAACTAATCACCTCGCTTCCAAGGTGGGAGCTTATTAGGTATAGGAGTTTCAATATCAGGAACTTTCAGCTTAATATTTGCAGAAAAAAAGACCGTTTCCCGGTACTCAGGATTGGCCTCAATTAGTTTTATCATATATTTTTCACTACCATAAACTTTATAAGAAATTAAGTCCCAAGTATCTCCCTGTATAGTAGTATAATCAGTCATAAGCTAACCGCCTTTCCTGGCGCAAAAAAGCTCCAAATCGTTTTGCAAAATCATTCTCAGAGGACCTTGCCGCTTGCCGCACTTGGTTAGCAACATCATTACCACCATAAATATAATAGTTAGGTGAGTACACTATACTATTGCCACCAGAAGAACCAACGCCAAGAATCTCACCAGCTTGAGCCCATAAAGATATAGCCCGGGATGAACCATCTAAAGGTATAGCTGCTTCTGGCCCTTTCTCAGCAAACCAGGCTATGTGAGGTTTGGTGAAAATACCACCTGTAGCGTGTCCTAGTAATCTTGATTGACCAGAAGCTACCTTTGTACTTCCTCCTGTAAAAACAGAAAGAAGCTTACCTCCTTTATCCTTTAACCAGGTTATTTTACCTTCCAACCATTCAAGTGGTCCTGAAAGTTTCTTCCTAATAGCTGTAGCTAAGTCGCTCAATGCTTTCTTGGGATCATTAAATAGTGCAACAAACCACTTACTTACCTTATCCCAGTTTTTAATCAATAAGTACCCGGCTCCAATTAGGGCACCTACTCCGGTAATTATAAGTCCAATATGGTTTGCACGCATAACAATATTTAAAACTCGTTGGGCTTTGGCCCAGGCATTCGTAGCTACTGCACTAGCTCTTTGAGCAAGCGTTAATTTTTGAGTAGCTACTGTACTTACAGTTTGTGCTGTTGTTAATCTCACTAACAGAGCACGCATACTAATAAAAGGTGATGCTATTATACCAGCAACATACATTAAACCAGTTAAAGCTACACTAAGCCCTAAAACTGATGCCGTTCCAATGACCAGGACCTTGGCTAAAGCAGGATGTTTTTCTGTAAACGCCTGAACTTTATTTGCGGCCTTAGAAATTACTCCTGACAACGTTACTATGCCAGGAAGTAAAATTTTCCCTACGGTTATAGCCAACGCATTAGCATTATTTTTTAATAGTTGCAAGTGATTTTCAGTAGTATCCGACCTTGCTTCAAATTCCTTTTGCATACTTCCAGCGTACTGAGTAGCGTCGCCTACTTTATCAAGATTATCTTGTAAAGCCTCCATATTGGTTAAAAGAGGGGCAATAGCCGCAACACTTTCTTTACCAAAAAGATCCGTCATAACTGATGCCTGAGTATGTTTAGGTAATTCTTGAAGTGACCCTAACACTAATAAAATAGCACCTTGAGCATCTTCCTGCATCATCTTGGCCATTTTTTTTGCGTCAAGACCCAAGGACTTAAATGCTTCCTGCTGGCTTTTGGTAGCCGCAGCTCCGGCAGTTAAATTTAAGATCATATTTTTTATCCCGGTTGCAGCTATTTCTTCTTGAATACCGGATGAAACCATAGTTGCACCAAGAGCTGCAATTTCTGCCGCAGCCGCACCACCAACCTCACCTAGTGGGCCAATTCTGCGTACTACTTCGGAAATTTTCGGGGCCGAGGCGGCTGTTGTATTACCTAAAAAATTAATTTGATCAGCGAGAGTATTGACCTGATCCTGGTTCATTTTAAAAGCTGATCGCCATTGAGCCATAGTTTGGCCAGCTTCTTCAGCAGTAATATCAAAAGCTACTCCCATTTGAGCAGCAGCTTCTGCAAACTTAGTTAAATCATTTCTAGCTATACCAGCTTGTCCCCCTGCCGCTACTATTTGGGCTAACTCCTCTGCGGCCATTGGGATATGTTTAGTAAGATTAATAATATCTTTTTCCATAGTTTTAAACTGTTCAGGGGTATCAAAATCAACTACTTTTTTGACATCAGCCATAGCGGACTCAAACATCATTGCCGCTCTTACAGGTGCACCTACAGCTACAGAGGTCTCAACCGCCCCTATCATATTACCGCGCATTTGTTGCCGAAAAGCACCTACTTTCTGTTGAAGCTCAGTAGCTCTAGCAAGCCTTCTTTGAGCACTTTTAGCCTTTTCTAGTTTTTTTGTCAGCACGTCATATGTAGCAGCGTACGATTTAGCACTGATTATGCCCGCTCTCTGGGCTTTTTCAAGATTCTTTATATTAGTCTTTAGACTAGAAATTTCCCTGTTTAAGTTTATTAACTTATCATTAGCTGACGAAAACGCACCTTTAAATGATGAATTAATTTTTCCAGCTAATTCAAAGGCAATTTCATACATTTTTTTTGGCATTAGATTCACCCTTTTCTCTTTTGAAGGTTAATAAAAACTTCCATCCAATCTGTTAATTCTTTTAAGGTTTTGGACAACCAATAAGGTACAGGAGTAAAGCTCTCAATAGACATTTTTAATGCAATTTCCATGAGGTATTGAATCAATTTGCCTTTTTGAGGGCTTACTCGAATAAAAAATTTTCAACCAATAAGGTAATATTGCCAAATTCCTTTGCCGGCAATTTTAATAATAGCTCAACAGGTACTTTAGCAGCTTTTGCAGCAAGTACCGCTTGATATGCTTTTGAAAGTTCCGGGACGGGGGAAGGTGCAGCCTCTAAAGCCCTTGCTTCTGCTGAAGCATTAATTATATCCTGACCAGTTAAAGCTTCTAAATCTAAATATAATTCCTTATATTCCACATTTTCAAAAGTAAAAGGGTTTTTTAAAATAATTTTTTGCATATTTTACACCTCTCGTATAATATGTTTTAACAAGTCAAATCATAGAATTTCCAGTTAAGTTTTGTTCTTTGAAAACTCAAAACTAACACATTTGTATTGCATAAGCCCGTTCACTTTACCCTTGACGGTGAGTGGGC